ATTACAAATGTCAACAGCATGGCGCAATTCATTATGTGATATATCCTGAGGATCGTAAGCAAATATAATTACACTCTTGCCCGCCAATCCCTTGCGACTGATCTGTGTGAGATCGTGGATGGGTGCCAGGCCTAGTCTCACATCAAAGTCTTGATCCAGCCGGGCCTTTCTAGCATAAGGACAAGGAGCCCAACCACCAAGGTCAGCATGTGGAACTTCTACAAAGTTCGTGATCCACTGTTCGATATTGTTTTTTACATCTTCTAATTTTAATAGCATAGTTTAAAAGAAAGGCAAGCCGCTTTTCTTAGTAGTTTCTAAATGTTCTTTAATTAAATCGTTAATTAGATTGCGTTCTTCATAACTCAATGCCATGGCTTGATCGTATGTCAATCCACCTCGCATGTACCACGACATTCTCAACGCCTCCTGCCGAATATTACTTACTTCTTTATCCATCTGTTCCAGCATCTCAGAGATCTGGTCAGAGTTCAAGGCTAGGAGGCGGATTCGAAAAAACTTGTCATGTCCAAAGTTATATTTTGTTTATATTTGTTTTGGCATTCTGGACATGTAAGATCTATGGGTTGCAGTTCAGCTTTATTTTTAAGCTCAATAATATGGTCTCGTACGCTGGTGAATATTTTACGATCGCAATTGTTCATTAGCTCTAAAATAAATTCAGATTCAGTGACCACAGCCTGCGGTGTTTTAACTGCGGCAATACTTTGACACAAAGCCTGCACAGTAATTGTGGTCAAGCGTTTCAGTGCATCATTGATATTTTTTATCTTGTCTGTTTCTGGAGTTTCTGCGTCAGGAATCATGGACATTATTTTTTGTTGCTCAAACTGCAATTGATTGTTGGCATTGAGATCTTGATAAGTCATAGGCCGGAAGAAAAATTCTAAATCGCCGTGCCGCACACTGTTGTTGTAGTCTGGAGCCTGAATGCCGTCCAGCATCATTCGTAAATCGATTGTGAACTCGTGTTCATGATTGCAACTAGGACATTGGCTACCAGAATCTAAATCATGTCCGTGACTGGCCAATCTAATACCAACCAAAATGGTGTCTACGTCTACTGCTGGGATTGCCCAGGCATTTTTTATGTTTGGCACACAGCTTTGTATTACATCAACCATGGCAGCTCCATTAAACAAAGCATCTGGTGTTCGATAGCTGATTTCGTCGATAGCAGTCATGGGCAACACAGGAATTTCTCCATTTGGCGGCATATCCAACGTGCCAGGTGGATAAAAATTACCTTTACTGGGTAGCCGTATATAAATTGACGGCTGTCTAAAATACTGTTTTAATGGGTTGTTTGATGTCATAAATTCCCTCGCTAAATATAATTATGGCAAATGACGACTCCCTCAAAGAATTAGATGACTGGCTAGCCAGACAAAAAGAATCGTATGAAGCTGGCTATATTTCTGCAAAACAGTTGCACGAAGCAGAAATGGACCACGCAGCCGGCATACGAGGTTATACTGCACAGCTAAAACAAAGTATAGGTCAACTGGGTACCAGTACCAAAGATACAATTAGCACCATGTCCAAAGGCCGAGATTCTACAGAGGCCTGGTCTAAAACAGTTGAGTCCGGTGCTGATGCAGTTGCTTCATACACATCAAAATTTGGCCCGGCTGGCAAAGCCATGGGCTTGTTGGCCAAATCAATTGCGGCCCTTAATACTGCGGCCCTGGCACAAAGTAAAGCATTATTTGATCAATATCAAAAGTTAAGTCAAGTTGGTGTAGTTGGCGGCAAAGCCATGGACGAAGTCTATGAAAAAATGCGCCAATTTGGTTACACTCAAGACCAACTGGGTAACTTAAATCAAGTTCTTACTGAGAACAGCAAAACACTAGGCAAGTTCTACGGCAGTGCGCTTGAAGGCAGCCGAGTCATGGGACGGGCCGCGGCTGGATTTGCAGAGCAGCGCGAGTCAATGAGATTAATGGGTCTCACTGTTGATGACCTAAACGATGGTCTTGCCGGCTACATTGCCCAGGAAGGTGCATTCGGAAGACTACGGGGGAAAACTAGCAAAGAACTAGCCGAAGGCACAATAGCTTATCTCAAAGAGTTAGATGCTGTGACCAAGCTGACTGGATTGAATCGCAAGGAGCAACAAGATATTCAAGATCAAGGCCGGAACATTGAAGCGTTCTATGCTGTTCTTGCAGACATGGATCCAAAGGATGCACTAGAGGCTGAAAAAGCCTACAAACTAGCATACGTGCAACTTGGTCCTAAAATGGCCGCCGAACTTGCCGGTTCCTTTGGCGGAATTATAACCGGCGGCACTGATATGGCAATGGCCACCGGTGGCGAGAGCATGAAGAAATTCAGCAGAGAGTTTTTTGAGGCTGGTGGAACTGCATCTCAATCTATGAAGGCACTTGGAGATTCTATTACTCCAGAAACTGTAGAAGCTATCAAAGGCATAAACAAGCTCGGCGGCGCATTTGGACCAAATTTAAAAACAGTAACAGAATTTAAAGAAAGTGTTAAAACTCTTACTGAAGATACCGAAAAGGTAACAACAGAACAAAAAAATCAACTAGCAGGTCTAGACAGTGCAACCAAGAGTCAGGCCGCTATTGCTGAGAATCAAGTTAAAACAGCACAAAGAACAGCAGACTTTACCAATATATTTGTGCCAGCAGCAACCAAGATACAAAAATGGGCCACTGATACAGCAGAGTTTACAAGTCGTATAATACCAGGCTCTTCTACCGGTGGTATATTTGGACTTGGGTCAAGAGGTGGTGGTGCATCTGGTGGCGGTGGTGGTGGCTCTGCACCAGCAGGCGGTGGTGGTGGAACAGGAGCTCCGGCAGCTCCTGCAGCTCTGGGCAGTAGAGGTGGCGGTGGTGGTACACCTACAGCACCTGGAGCATCCTCGTCGAGCAGTAGCGCACCTCCATCGGGGCAAGGTGCTGATGCTGGTTCTTATAGTAGATCAGGTGGAGGTCTAGGAGCACCTCCATCAATGCAACAAGCATCAACTGGCGGAATGAGTGATGATGATATTAAAAAGATGATCATCAGGCACGAAGGTATACGTAACAAACCCTATCAAGACAGTTTAGGATTGTGGACAGTGGGTGTCGGACATTTAATTGGTGACGGCAAAACGCTACCACCAGAATGGAATAGAGAATTTTCCAACGATGAAATAATGAAAATGTTCAATGATGACTATGCTAGTCATCGATTGGCAGCACAACGAATACCCAGTTTTGACAAGTTAAACACCAAAGGACAAGCTGCGTTAACTGACTTGACTTTTAACATGGGCAACAGTTGGATTGACAAATGGCCCATGTTAAAAAAGCAGTTGGCATCAAACGATGTTGCAGCCGCTGCTGCAAATTTAGAAAGTAGCAAGTGGTATGGTCAAGTGGGCAACCGTGCTCCTACAGTGGTAGATTTATTGAGAAATGGCGCTGCTACTGCTGAGGGAGGTGCTGCGTTTTCTGGTCCAAAATCTGGATATTCTGCTGTGTTACACGGTGATGAAGCAGTGATACCACTTAATAATAACAGTGGAAATTTTATAAAAATGTTTGAATCCATGGCCAGCACCAATCAACGTATTGTTTCTTTGTTGGAAGAAACTTTAGATGTGCAATCAAGTATAGCGTCAGCAACCAAGAATACTGCTGACAGCAGTGGCAAAATGTTGCACTACGCACAAGGTTAACGGTAAATATACGACCATGGCAGACAATCAAAACACTCGCAAACCCGGTTGGAAAAAGTATTTCAAAGTTGCAAACACCGGCGGCTCACTGAGTCCAATTTCAGGACAAAATCAATTTGGATTAGATGGCTACCCTAGACAGACCGGTGGTGAATACAGCACCGGTGGCACACCCAACGACTTTGCATTCCGCAATTATGCCAGCAGATTGCCTGAAGTATATTCAGGACATCCTAACCGAATTGAACGCTATAATCAATACGAAAATATGGATTGCGATTCGGAAGTTAATGCCTGTTTGGATATCATTGCTGAGTTTTCAACACAGGTCAACGAAGATAACAAAACACCGTTTGACATTAATTTTACAGACAAGCCTACCGATCACGAAGTAGAAATTATTAAGAAACAGCTACAACAGTGGACCAAACTAAACAAGCTGGATCAACGCATATTCAAACTGTTCCGCAACACTATCAAGTATGGCGATCAAGTGTTTGTGCGTGATCCAGAAACTTTTGAAATGATGTGGGTTGACATGGTCAAAGTGGCCCGTGTGATTGTAAATGAAAGCGAAGGCAAGCGCCCAGAGCAGTATATCATTCGTGATATTAATCCTAACTTCCAAAACATGAGTGTGGCACAAAAAACCACCAGTGACTATTATGTAAGCCGTGCGTTAGGCGGTGGCACTAATACTAATAATTATAGCAGTCCTGGCGGAGGTGGCGCCGGCGGCGGAACCGGCAATGGCGGAGTAGGCAACAGCAGATTTACACAGGCCATGAACGAAACCTGTATTGACGCACGTCACGTGGTGCATTTGAGCCTAAACGAAGGACTTGATTACTTTTGGCCATTTGGACAAAGTATACTGGAAAACATTTTCAAAGTGTTCAAGCAGAAAGAACTGCTGGAAGACTCAGTGCTGATTTATCGTGTGCAACGTGCTCCTGAGCGTAGAATCTTCAAGATTGACGTGGGCAACATGCCAAGCCATATGGCCATGCAGTTTGTTGAGCGTGTCAAAAATGAAATGCATCAACGCAGAATCCCTACCAATACTGGTGGTGGCGCCAACATGATGGATGCCAGTTACAATCCCTTGTCAATCAACGAAGATTACTTCTTTCCAGTCAGTGCTGACAGCAGAGGATCAGACGTTACTACCTTACCCGGTGGTGCTAATCTAGGCGAAATTGACGATTTAAAATACTTTAATAACAAAATGGCCCGTGGTCTGCGTGTGCCTTCAAGCTACTTGCCCACTGGCCCAGACGACTCAGACCGTGCGTTAAATGACGGCAAAGTAGGCACAGCCTTGATACAAGAATACCGTTTTAATCAATACTGTATGCGTTTACAACGCCTAATTATGCAGAAATTAGATGATGAATTTAAGATGTTTCTGCGTTGGAGAGGCTTTAATATTGATGCAGGCCTGTTTACAATTAGCCTGTGCGAGCCACAAAACTTTGCCAGCTATCGTCAAAGCGAGTTAGATACCAGTCGTATCTCGTCGTTTGCAGCTATTGAACCGTTGCCGTATTTCAGCAAGCGTTTCTTGATGAAACGTTACCTAGGACTCAGCGAAGAAGAACTGGTAGAAAATGAAACACTGTGGCAAGAAGAACGTGACCAACCAGAGTTAGAAACTACACAAGGACAAGATCTGCGTAGTATTGGTATTACACCAGCTGGGCTAGAAAGTGATATTGCTACAGGTGAAGAAATAACCGGGGCAGATGCTATGGGCGGACCAGAGGGTGGTATACCTGGGGCACCAACTACAGCACCTGGCACTGCTGGAGCACCGCCTCCAACTAGCGGAGTGCCCGGTGTATAAATACTAGTATGATTCTCAACGAAATATACAAAAAAAGTCCTGAAGCTTATCAGGATGTTAGCCAAGATAACAGTCAACCTCAACTGGGTAATCTTCGCAAAACTCGTCTGACTTTGCGTCAGCTTAACAAACTACGTCAGATGCAAGATGTGCGTAGTTACGAGTATAAAGAAAAACTTAAACAAGTTAAGAAACAATATGCACCCGCCCCGGCTGCTCCTGGACTGTAATTAGCTGTAACACAACAGTCAAATATACTCACTTTTCCGCCTCAAAACTACCAATATTATAAGTTAGATGTAAATATCTAACGAGCCATAACCATTGGAGGAACATATGACTAATAAATTTGAACAATTGATCGAATACGTGATCAATGATGAAGAAGCGAAAGCTAAAGAACTATTCCACGACATCGTGGTAGAAAAATCTCGTGAAATCTATGAAAATTTGATGAACGAGGAAGAAGACGAAGAGTTGGACGAAGAGTCTGATGCCGAACGTGACGACCATGCTGAAAAAGCTGGTAAGAAAGTGGCCAAAGACATCGAGTACGACGAAATGCACGAAGATTTTGGCGGCGATGCCAGCGATGACTTGATTGACGATGTTGAAGCCGAAGAACAAGGCATGCAAGAAGACGAAGAGTCTGACGTTGAATTTGACGATGCAGCCGAAGAAGACGGCGAAGATCTAACACACGACATGGAAAAAGACCACGATGACGAAGGCGACATCGAAGACCGCGTGGTTGATTTAGAAGACAAATTAGACGAACTCATGGCTGAATTTGAAGCTATTATGGGCGGCGAAGGCGGCGACAGTGTGTCTGATATCGACGGCGGCGACGCTTTAGAAATGGATGACACAGACACAGCTGACTTTGGCGACATGGACGAAACAATGGGCATGATGGAAAATGTAACGTTGGACAAAGTGCCTGCTCCTAAGCACGGTGACGATGGTGCTAACAACAAAAGCGTAGTTGCTTTTAACAGTGGTGCTAAAGGCATGGCAGCAAGCCCAGTTAAAATGACTGGTGACACAGCTCAAGGCCGTAGTGCTCCAAAAACTAGTGACTTGCCACAAGCAGGCCAGTTTAAAAATGTACCAGGCAAAGGCGGCGCCAACTCCAAGTTGAGTGCAGCTCCGAAGCCTACTACAGCTCAAGCCAGTGGTGTTAATACAAAATCACCAGTTGGTAAAGCGTAATCCAGAGATATGGCTCGATATCTAAAAGAACATCTAAGCTTCACTCAGGCAGGTCTTGAAATCCTGTCTGAGGAAGCCCACGATGGCAGCAAAACCTTAAAGTTAAAAGGTGTTTGCATAGAAGGCGGCGTTAGAAATGCCAACGAACGAGTATATCCTGTAAATGAAATTGCCAAGGCAGTTGACACTATTAACGAACAAATTAAAACAGGTCATTCAGTTTTAGGCGAAGTTGATCATCCAGAAGATTTAAAAATTAACCTGGATCGTGTGAGCCACATGATTGAAAAAATGTGGATGGACGGCCCTGCTGGAATGGGCACGTTGAAGATATTACCTACACCGATGGGCAAACTGGTTGAAACCATGTTGACTAACGGTGTAAAACTAGGGGTTAGTAGTCGTGGATCAGGAAATGTTGACGACAGAACCGGACATGTCAGTGACTTTGAAATTGTCACTGTAGATGTGGTTGCTCAGCCGAGTGCTCCAAATGCATATCCCACAGCAATTTATGAAGGCCTTTTGAATCACAAAGGCGGACAACGATTGTTGGATATGTTCAAAGACCCAGCTAAGAGCGGCAAAGCACAGAGATACGTTAAAGACGAAGTAATGCGTCTGATACGTGGTCTCAAGATTGAAGGGAAATAATATGCTAGATGCTATTAAACCGTTACTAGATAGCGACCTTATCAACGAAGAAGCTCAACAACAAATCTCAGAAGCTTGGGAAGCAAAGTTGAACGAAGCTCGTGAACAGGTACGTGCAGAACTCCGCGAAGAGTTTGCACAACGCTATGAGCATGACAAACAAGTGATGGTGGAAGCCCTGGATCGTATGATAACAGATGGTTTGACTGCAGAACTTGATCAAGTGAAAGCTGAAAAGCAAGCACTTGCTGAAGATCGCGTTAAATTTCAAGGCAAGATGAAAGAGTCAGCTACAAAGTTCAACAACTTTATGGTGACAAAACTTGCTGAAGAAATTGGCGAACTGCGTAAAGACCGCAAGATGCACACA